GTGCTGACCTGACCTATCAGCAAGGCCTCGATCGTATGTTCTCCAGGTCCACCCGTTGGGATTACTACTGGCCGGCCCTGGCTCACATTGGCGAACAGGCTGTTCTTAACAAAGAAATTTATGCTCAGGACCCGACTGTTGATACTGGCGGCATCGGTGTTCCGGATAATGAGCGCGTTTTTGGTTATCAGGAGCGGTATGCTGAGTATCGATATAAACCGTCTAAGATCACTGGTAAGATGCGTTCTAACGACCCTCAGACGCTCGATACTTGGCACCTTGCGCAGGACTTTGAAGGGCTGCCGCTTCTCAATCAATCGTTCATCGAGGAGAATCTGCCCGTCGATCGAGTGATCGCCGTGGAGACCGAACCGCAGTTTTTGTTCGATAGCTATTTCGATCTGCGGTGTGCGCGACCCATGCCTGTCTATTCGGTGCCCGGCATGATCGACCACTTTTAAACGGAGGTTATCGTGTTTGGTTCTTTGGTCTCCAGTGCGTTATCGTTTCTCGGTAGTGAGCGAACCAATAGCGCAAATCGAAAAATGGCTGAGTCGCAAATGGATTTTCAACGGGAAATGCGCGACACACAATATCAAGCCGCAATGGCCGATATGCGTAAAGCGGGCCTTAACCCTATACTGGCTTATAAAACGGGCGGTGCCGGTACTCCATCCGGCACCAGTGCCGTAATGCAAAACAGTGTGGCCGCTGGTGTCGATGCGTTCAACTCCGTGACCAATAGCGCGGCCACTTATAAAAAACTCGACCCTGAAACACGGCTTATCGAACAAAAAATTGACGAGTCCAATAGTCGAACGGCGCTCAATGATGAACAATTAAAGGTAACAGCCGTTGAAAGCAAGAACCGGCAACAACAAAGAAAATTGATTGAAGCCCAGGCGGCTGTACAGCGGCAACAAGAACGCGGGTTGCAAATTGATAATAGTGCTCGTGCTCTCGATCTTGCTGTAAAGGCTGCCGGTCAAAAAGCATTGCTTAATCGACAGAAAATGGAGTCGAAAAATAGCTATTTACAGGTCATTGACGCTTATGTTGACCGTATTGGTCGAATGCTTGGCGGTGCTGGTACTGCCAAAAAAATATTAAAAAAATAATTGGTAGTTATCACTCCCGTTACAGTTGGGGGGCAAGGGTGTGGACAACGGTTTAATCGTTGTCCATGCCCTTAGCGGGAGCGTCCCCCCCTAGTTCGTACACCTTCTTTCAATATAAGGAATAAAAAAATGAAATTTAAAAGTGCTTACTCTGCATCTAAATCAAGTGCTCTTAAATGTGTCGGTGAAACCCGTACTAAACAATCTTTCAAAGCTGAATGTGATATCAACAATCTACTGAAAAAATATCAAAAAACAGGAATGATAGATCATGTAAATAAGTACAAAGGTCAATATGGTGACCTGTCTAATCCTGTGGATTATCAAACCGCTCTCAATGTTATTATTGCTGCCCAGGCGAGCTTTGATTCTCTGCCGTCCTCCGTGCGTAAACGGTTCGGCAATGATCCTGGTGAGTTTGTTCAATTCGTCTCCGACCCCAAAAACAAAGAAGCCCTTTATGACTTGGGCCTTGCTACTCGACCGGCTCCCGCCGATCCGCATCTGCCCGATGTCGGAGGTTCCGACCCTGACCCTAATACGCCTGACCCCAATGTGAAAACCGCTTGACGGTTTTAAGCGCTATGGTAGTATCAAAAAGCCTCCCCGTAAGTGCTACCCCACGCTGGCCGGGGGAGGCTTTAAACGCTCTAAATGGTACAATTTAGCAGCCAGCACAGTTACCCCACTTGATGTAACTGTGCTGACTGACACCAACGGTGTCACGCTCCGGAGGGGATGTGCCCCTCTGGTTTTCTAAAAAGGAGAATTTGATCATGGCTAAGCGTTACAAAGTAAGGCGCAAAAAGAGCAAAAAAATGTTCACCCGTTCAGCCCGTCGTGTTCGTTCCCAAAACTTCTATATGCCGATGAGAGGAGGTATCAGGATGTAATGCCGTGCTATAAGCCATTACGTGGTTATCGGAGCCGATCGGTCAATCCTAGTGGCAAGCGAGGTATTGTGTTTGACGTTAAGCAAGGCTATGTGGATTTGCCTGTTGAAGTGCCCTGCGGTCAATGTATAGGTTGTAGATTAGAGAGGTCTCGACAATGGGCTATAAGGTGTATGCACGAGGCCAGCCTTCATGAAGATAATTGTTTCGTTACTCTAACCTATAACAACGATTATTTGCCGTCGGATTATTCGCTTCATGTTGAGCATTTTCAAAAATTCATGAAACGGCTTCGTAAAAAATTTTCCGACAAAACTATCAGATATTTTCATTGTGGAGAATATGGTGAAAAAACTAATAGGCCTCATTATCACGCCGTTATATTCGGCTTCGATTTCCCTGATAAAAAGTATTTTACAGAAAGGCAAGGCTACCGGCTCTACACTTCCGAGATCCTCCATAGTGCAACTGATAATTGCCTTTGGCCTTTTGGTCATTGCCTTATTGGCGGCGTTACTTTTGAATCAGCCGCTTACGTGGCCCGATACTGCCTTAAAAAAGTCACCGGTAAAGGTCTCGATGTGCTCGATGGCAACGGACTTAAGCCTTATCAGCACTTGGCCGAGGACACCGGTGAAATAGTTGATGTCAAGCCGGAATATGTAACAATGAGCCGTCGTCCCGGTATTGGTAAGGGATGGTATGATCTCTATAAAGATGATATATATCCATCCGATGAAATTATTGTACGTGGTAAAAAAATGCGTGTGCCAAAGTATTACGACAATCTATTCGAGATTGAAGACCCTGAAGAAATGGCCAAAATTAAAGGTCGTCGCATGGCATACGGTGAAAAAATGGCTGACAATAATACTGAAGAGCGGTTACGAGTACGCGAGGCTGTAAAACAAAAAACTCTCGATCAATTCCTACCCAGACACAAGGAGATTTAAAACATGAAAGTTTTTGTCTATAATATCTACGACGAAAAAGCAGGTGCCTTCCTCCGTCCCTTTTTCATGCCTACGCAGGCGGCGGCACGCCGCGCTGTTGCAACAATTGTAAACGGTGAAGAAGATCATATTTTTAAAAACAACCCGTCTGACTTTACCCTTTTCGAGATTGGTTCTTACGATGATAGCGACGGTCTTATTACTGGTTATCTTGATAAATTGTCTTTGGGCTGTTTGGTTGAACTACGGAACCCCGAGGTTGTAAAGTCTACCGATATTACCGTGGAGGATAATTAAACATGAAAAGCGTAATGACGCACCAATTTAGCCAAGTTCCGAGAGTCGAAATACCCCGCAGTTCCTTTAATCGGTCGTGTGGCCTTAAAACCACCTTCGACTCTGGTTATCTCGTACCCGTGTTTGTTGACGAGGCCTTGCCTGGTGACACCTTTAACCTGAACATGACCGCATTTACTCGTTTGGCAACTCCTATTCATCCGTTCATGGATAATATGTTCATGGATAGTTTTTTCTTTGCTGTTCCGATTCGTCTTATTTGGGATAATTGGGTGAAATTCAATGGCGAACAAAAAAATCCGGAAGACTCAACCGACTACCTTGTCCCTACGATGGCTGCTCCTGCCGATGGTGGTTATAGTAACGGTTCTCTATCTGATTATTTCGGAATACCCACTCAAGTACCAAACCTTGAACATTCCAGTCTCTGGCATCGGGCCTATAATCTTATTTACAATGAGTGGTTTAGAGATCAGAACCTGATCGACTCCGTTATTGTTGACACTGACGACGGTCCGGACGATCCTAATGATTATGTTCTGCTTAAGCGCGGTAAGCGCCACGATTACTTTACAAGCTGTTTGCCCTGGCCCCAAAAAGGCGAAGCGGTTGATCTTCCGCTTGGTGATTCTGCCTATGTCAAATGGGATCCCTTTGAAGGTAGTACCAGTATTGAGGACACTTACGCTGTAATTGGTGTCGGTGCGGATAGAAGTGAGGTTCGCAACTTCTATAGTTCGACCATTAACGATCGCGAGGATTATGTACCTAACGATACCATTGCAAACCTCTATGCCGACCTTTCCGAGGCAACCGCCGCCACAATCAACGAACTTCGGCAAGCCTTCCAACTTCAGCGGCTCTTTGAGCGTGATGCCCGTGGAGGTAGCCGTTACACTGAAATTATTAGGTCGCATTTTGGTGTTACCTCGCCCGATGCGCGGATGCAACGCCCTGAATATCTGGGCGGTGGCTCTTCCCGTATCAATATCAACCCTATTGCCCAGACCAGCAGTACGGATACCACCAGTCCCCAAGGCAACCTTGCAGCGTTTGGTGTTGGTACGATGAGCGGTAACGGCTTTACGAAATCCTTTACGGAGCACTGCGTTATTATTGGCCTTGTGTCTGTACGTGCTGACCTGACCTATCAGCAAGGCCTCGATCGTATGTTCTCCAGGTCCACCCGTTGGGATTACTACTGGCCGGCCCTGGCTCACATTGGCGAACAGGCTGTTTTTAACAAAGAAATTTATGCTCAGGACCCGACTGTTGATACTGGCGGCATCG